TCAGTTTGCGATAGGCAGGATCAAATAAGGCCTGCGCTTCTTGAATGTCGTTGCGGATTTTTCGCATCTCCTCATCTAATTCATAGGCAATTTTTGCTGTAACTTCCAAGCGTTTCTTGATTTCTTCTGGAAAATTCCCCTTATATTTATAATTCAGAGAATGTTCAATTGTAGCCCAGAAATTCATTGAAAGGGTTCGAATCTGGATTTCTGCCAGAACCGTCTCGTTGCCATTTATAGTATCCACAGGATACTCAATCACCACATGATATGAACGGTAACCAGAGGCTTTCATATTATTGATATAATCCCGTTCATGCACAATTTGCATATCCTTGCGTTTCCGCAAAATAGCTAATACTTCTTCAATGTCGTCCACAAATTGAACCATAATCCGAAGACCGGCAATATCTTGCATATCTTGAGCAAGATTTTCCAATTTGATATGTCGCAGGGCCATTTTTTCTTTAATGGATTCAATCGGTTTTACCCGTCCTGTGACAAACTCAATTGGAGAATGCCGGTTAGCCTTGCGATACTGCTTGCGAATCCCCCGCAGTTTGATTTTCAATTCACCAACTGTCTGAATATAGGGGTCTAAAAATTCTTCCCAGTTAAAGTCCATACGGCCCCTTTCTTGTCAAAACTTTTAAATTGTATTAGAATAACACAAAGACTAATCTATTATAACACAATCCAAACTCAACTTTCAATCAATCGCTTACAATCTCAAAAAGACTGTAAAATCAACGTTTTGGCTTTTGACGATAACTACTCAATCTGCCAACAATCGATAAAAAACGTATTAAAAAACGTATTAAAAAATGCGCTGGGAATGCTCAAGACCTCTGGACAAGGTCTTTTTTTGTCCGCAAAAACGGCAATTTTTAAAAACGTCCGAGATAAAAGTAAGTATTTTTCTATCAAATTTTGAAAAAACGCTATTTTTTTGAAATTCGGGTAACAAAAAAGCCCCCAGCAAACGCTGAGGGGTTTTTGAAATACAATGATAGCGGTTGGGCGGCGTATCCAACATCTTTGGATAATATCAAAATCTTTACACATTTGTAAATCAATTTGACCAAGTTTCAATCTCTTACTCTTCATCTACACCTACCACAAAAAAATCCTACCAACGGGATATTGGCAGGACGCATTTCCAATGGGATACTTCTGTTAACGAGCGCGTCCCTCCGCCCCCTCATTGCCACAAGGCATGGGTTTAACGACAAGCGATGTCGGAACATAGAAAGGAGGTGTTTAAACCGTTTCTGTTCACAATTATTATTCCACACATCCCTATATTTTGTCAAGAAAAATCTTCGCAACCATCATTGACAAAATGGCTATTTTGAACGAATAGACTACTGTATTATACTGTGTTTTACTGTATTTTGTCAGACTGACCGACATTGATGACGGTCTGTTGCTACCGACATTTCTGACGGTACCAAAAAAAGCCCAGCAATCGCTGGGCTGAAAATGCTATTTTACATTGCCCCACACTTCTGTGGTCTGGCCATTTTTACGAACCTTAATCGGCATCCAACGACGAATACCTGTGCTTGCAGAAATCCAACTAATCCATACGAATCCGTTATAATCAACACGGACACGGTCATAAGTCACTGACTCGCCCTTGTAGTACATGCCTTGTGTACGACCGTTTAAGTTCGGCTCATTGCGGAAATAGATGTCTTCTGTGGCGGTAAACACACCCGTTTCCGCATATTCACGAGCACCAGTGTTAACACTAGCCGTTCTAGGTTGGGCAGTCACTACTTTAGGGGCTGGCTGTGGTGCTACTACTGCTTTGCCTTGCAATTGCAATAGATAAGCCTGTACTTTACCTTTAAAACCTTCCCAGTTGCCATTATCCAAGATGCGGTGCGGGCAATATTTGCCAGACCAATCTTGATGCTTGCGGATGCGGTCAACGCCCCAACCCAACTGATGCAAGATAATCGCTGCTAATTTAGCTCCGTTATCCTCAGCTTTTGCATATTTTGGATTGCCAGGGGTCAAGCTGTGGCAAATTTCAATACCGATAGAGGTCAAATTACCTGGGCCAAGACCATCACCGCAATGCCAGGCATTACGATTGTGGGCAATCGCCTGAATAGCCTGCACATCATCCACCGCCCAATGATAAGATACTTCGTTCCAGTTGCCGTTCATATAACTAATTTCCGCTAAAGCAGACGCATTGTTTGCGGTATTGTGGATGGTCAACCATTGAGGGACCATAGCGTTTGGACACTTAATACCATACTTAGCAGCAGGTACAGGCATTTGAATCATTTTAAGACCTAGATTACTCATATTCTCCTCCTTTACCATCTAAATCATCCGTTTTCGGAAATTCGTGGTCAGCGATATTTTTTTGATAGAGTTCGTCGTTGAACTCGATTACTTCGTCAAATTGCATGATTAGTCCTCCTTTTCAAAATTAAATGCAATATTCCCCTCACCCAAATCTGCTTTCATTTTTTCAGGCTGGATAGTCCCAGTAGAAATTTTGTTGGTATCAAGGGTTTTAGGTTCGCTTCTAACTAATTTTTCAAGCGCTAAAATCACATTAGCAAATATACTCGTATCGCCTTTTGCTTTACCGTAGTTTTCTACCAGGCTTTTAAAAGTCAAGATTAGATAGCCGACGTAAATTGTGTAAAGAAACGCCACACCCGTCTGCTCAGGCAAAAGCACCGACATTGGAATTAAGACTGTCAGCAAGATAATGCCCATCATTTTACGGATAAGACCATTGATGCCAATTTTTGACTTGTACTCAATGCCAGGATTAATCATAGCAGCAAAGGTACCTGACAGAAAATCAACGATTTCCATGACCACAATTAAGCTAAGCAAAAAGAGGACAAGACCGTCCTCTGTTGCAATAAGCTCGCGTAGAAAATCAAACATCCCTGCAGGATGCGGTGGCGTTTTAGATAACATTATAACCATGCTTTACGCCTCCGCTCCTGCTGTTGGTTCTGTCCAATCTGGATTTCCGTTTTCATCAAATTTCATGATCCAATACTCTTCGTTGAGCATGTCAGCAATATTAATTGTCGCAGCGATCCCGCCCCATTGGTTAAAAACCCAGATAGTTTCCACGTCGACAAATTTGCGACGACCGTTTACGATTGCAGGACGTTTCTGCACGTCACGGTACATATAGAAGTCTTGTGTCGCTGACTTACAACGGATAAATTCTCCATGTTCTTTCATATAGGTCAGCGCTGTCGCAAGATCAAATGGTTGTGTTGTTTCTTCCAAATTAAGCAAAGTGTTATCAGTAGATTGTGTCATGATTATTCTCCTTCGATGATTTCTTCCGCTGGTTTAGTAGCTTCGTCCAGTTGCTGTGTGAGTTCCTTAATTTCTGTCTGCAGACTAGCGATAGTCTGCTGAGCTTCTGTCAACTGGACAGCTAACAGATTCTTAGTTGTCATCTCCTCTGACAGTTTTGCCACGAGGTCGTTATTAGTCAAGCGTAGAGCTTGGTTGATTTGTTCTTGGTTCATTTTAAATATTTCCTTCCTAAACTTTTGCTGGTAGAGTATAGCTATAACCCCTCTCTGTCGATTTATTGTTGTGTAATAGCTGTAAGTTGTCGATGATCAAATTTATGGTATCTCTCATGCTCGAGTATGTCGTAGCGTTTTTCCACAACCACAAATCCCCAACTTTTATCTTGGACGAAGCGCGGTGATCAGCATTAAATGCATCGATGTCTAATTTCCCAGGCAAGGTATTGATATTCCATCCATCCGCTGCTTCAAACGCTGAGCTTGCCAATCTGACCGTATCTCCAACCACATCGATTTGGTCAATGTTTGCACCGTTCCAAGCCCTAATTCCAACAAATCCGCCATCATTTGACGATTCAGAGTTCCAACGGTTGGAGCCAATCACGGTCACACCTGCGTTGCCCTTGCCGGTAACCGTGCCTGTTGCGAATTTGACAAACTGGGTGGGATAGCCGTTTAAAACACGTTTGAGAGCCGCTTGGTCCGTATAGTACAAGATTTGACCTGCATTAAGATTGACTTTCATTGCTCCGTTTGTTGCGGTCAAAATTCCACCTGAAATCTTACTTGCTGACAAGGTGACAGCTTGCACTTGGGTGATAAAAGCTGACTTGGCAAAAAGCTGTCTCAAGTAGGCATCATTGGCCATCAACTTGTCAAAAAATGCCTGGTCTACCTTCAGCTTGTCAGCCGTGATTGCTTGAGAGCCGATGACAGTTGCATTTAATTTGGCAAAAGTACCGTCTGCGACAAAAAGTGTTCCAAACTTACCATCGATCGCTTGAATCTCATCAGCCAAGGTCTTCCCCTTCAAACGTATTTTAGCCGCTTCAAGCAAGAATTGAGCGGATGATAGGTTGGCTTGTGACAAGATATCACCAGAACTATTCAGATTCTTAACAGCATAAGACCCAGCAAGTGTGCTGACTTGCGTTTTAAGCCCGTTAGCACCAGATACTTCTGTGACTAGTCCTTTAGCCGTCTCAATCGCTTGATAAATGTCACCACCGCTTGAAATAGACCGCTCAAATTTGTTTGCAGATTGGATTGCTTGCGATATGCTATCGCCATTGCCAATAAGCCGCTTATGAGCGTCTACGGTGTCTTTAACAGCATTAAACAATACTGTTGTTGGGAATGGCGCAATGTAAGGAGTCGCAACAATCCCTTCCTCAAGCTTAATATTTCGAATTCTAAATTTTTTACCAGTTTCTGAGGAATTACACACAAAATTGATGTAATTATAGATATTAGCAGGTCTATTTAATACAACTGTATAACGCTTCGGTGTTTTGTTGATACGTAAAGACTGGTCTGGACTGCCAAAGTCCGTCTCAAGATAGGCAGTATTTGCGACTGTATCCACTAGGTAAGCCTCATAGCTCAACACATATTGTTTTTCTGACGGTTTTATATTATCCGAATAAAGCCAATGGAAGCCAGACCGCCTATTTTTAATCGTAACCTCAATCCAACCATCATCAGATTGTACAAAGCTAGCACCTCCAGTTGCTCTTAAATCACTAAAAACAACATCAAAAAGATTTTGATTGACTTCCGTCGGTATCAGACCTCTTGTTTCTGTAATCTGACGCTCAAAACTATCAGCTGTCTCTTGCACAAGATTTTGTACGGTCGTAGATAGCGCATAAGGTTGCAGAGCACTACTAGTAATGTATCCACGACCTGTGATGTTGTTGTCAACATCAGACTTGGTCTGGTAACCTTTGCTAGTGATTGCCGACTCGACTTGTGTACTTGTCAGACGTTTGCTAATCTCTTGTGCATTTTGAGTGATTTTGGCACTTGCAGTGTTGATTTCCCCATCAAGCGTCTGTGTACTTGAGGTCAATTCTTCCAACTTCCCATCAACTGTATTTTGATAAGTCGCTAGATTTTGCTTGGTATTGTTTGCGGTAGACTTAATCTCGTTGAGTTTTAGAGTTGTTCCTCTGACATTTTCGTCGTAGGTAGACTTGGCAACGTAGTTATCTGATATTGTGGTGCGTTCAGCCGTTATCTGCCTTGCTGTTTCGTCTCGACTAGCTGTAAAATACTGACTAGCTCGTGTGCCTTCTTCATTTTTGTAGGTTTCTAGACTCTCCAGACGGGTCCTAAAACCTTCGGCGGTCTGCTGAGCGTAGGTCTTAGCATCTACTGCCTTTCCATCTGCCAGTTGGATTTGACGGGATAACTCTGCGCTTGCTTCATCTGCTGTACGCTTATAGGTAGCGATTTCGGAGCGGAGGTCTTCTGGAGAAGCCTGCCAACCTAAATCAATATTTCCACGTCTGAGCGACACTTTTTCAAACTCAACTTCCCCTGTGAAATCCCTTGCATAGATACGGAAATCAAGAAGCTTTATCTGGTTTCGAGGTACGTTTATCCTAAAGGTAGTCGCAAACTGCACAACTCCTCTATTATTGACCGCATCTAAACGATTGGCTGTCAAATATGTTGCGCCAAACCATGTTTTTACGCTGTCGTTCTTTCTACCGCTTATATACAGCGCAAGAAATGGATTTATAGAACCAGCCACATAATTAGTGACCTTAACTGAGATTGATGCTATGTATACCTGGCTAACATCGTCATTAGCTATCTGAGACTTGATGTTTTGGTAAATGTACTTAGTTTTATTAAATTCTCCTGTAATTCTCGCTTTACCATCAACTATAGTCACTCCAGTTCCGTGCCATTGGTTCAAGTTTTCGTTAAAAGAGCTATTGAGCAGAAGGTTGTCTTCTATCCGCAAATTCTCAAACCGCTCCGTCACACCGTCGATTCCACTCTGCAAGTCAGCGGTTTTGCGATTGATACTCTCAATCTGCCCTGTTTGAGTATTGACAGTCTGCATCAGAGACTCGTACTGGGTCCTCGTTTGGCTCAAGGTATCCTCAACCGTCTTGGTCCGACTGGTAACACTAGTGATATCTCCAGTCGCCTTAGAAACGGTTTTAGAGAGTTCTGCGACTGTTGACCTCGTTCCATCTGCCAGAGTTTCGACTGTCGACACACGATTGGTCAAAGCTGTCTGCGCTCGTGCTTGCTCCAAAATCTTGCTAGCTTGCAAGTTGAGGTCGTTTCGCAATGCTGTGGCACTTGCTTGCCTATCTCTAGCCTTTTGGTCAGCACTAGCGATTGCTGACTGTAGCTCAGTCTTAGCTGTGTTTAGCGCCTGACTGACCGTCGCAACCTGCGCTCTTGCATCTGCGATAGCCTCCGTCTTGACTTGGTTAGCTCTAGCTAGTGCACTAGCAGCATCAGACTTGGCCTGGTTGGCAAGCGACTCGACAGACTGGGTTTTGGACAATATATCTGCGACCTGTCTGTCGCGTTCCTCAGATTGTGCTTGCATGGATTGGTTGACTTGAGTGATTTCAGTATCAATACTTCTCTTGATATTGTCTGCATACAGCTCAGCCTCTGCTTTTGACTGCTCGATGCCGTCGTTGATTTCGGATTTGACTTTATTAATTTTTTCATCAAATTCCTTATCCTTATATTCCAGTTGCTGTTGGACCTCTGCTTCGATCTCAGTAGACATTTGCTTGATGCGCTTGCCTAAAAATCCCTTATAAGCATACTGAGTATCATTCCCCGCTTTGCTATCCGCACCAATCTTGGATTTTAGACCGCCCTTGAAATTAAAAGATTGACTCAGTACAGGGACTTTAAAAGTCTCGTTTTTGTTTGTTTTTAACGTAACCCATTGTCCGACATCTAATTTTAGGTGTCCTTGCCAATCAAGCGAAAACGGGTAATACTTGATGCCTTTTAGCTCATAATACAATTCATCCAATAGATTCTGGTTCATGAAGCTATTTTCAAGCTCCAATGAACGTCCAGTTCGTAAGCCTACTGTCAGCGTTTCCTTGTCTTTCTTACAAGTAATACCAGCAATCTGATATTGGATTTCACTCTTGGTCAAACCATGCAAAAAATAATTATCAGCAGTGACAGTGATTCTTGATTCTGTCAGACCACGGACTTCAAGCTTCCCTTGTCGATTAAAAAAAGCAGAAAAGCCAAGTAACTGAATCGCTTGGCTTAACACTTCTCGGAAAGTAATGTCATTTTTATCTGCTTTCGCTTCGATATGTCTCTGGATAGCTTTAAGACCTAGATTGTCCGTCTCTAGCTCTATTCCTGTCTTTACACAAATCTCACGAATAACATCCCGAATCTGCGCAGGATAAGTCAAATCAGAAACATAGGGCTGGTTTAGCTTGAACATGCCGTCCATCAAGTCCAATTCGGTAGTATTCCTGTTGCGGTCAATACTGATGTCATTGACAAAATACTCACCCATTGCAACCCACTCGAAGGAATCGCCAACTTTTAGTCCTATCTCTGGATAAACTTTATCCAATTTGTTAAAGCTAGTAATGATAGATGTAAAGGTCAATTTAGCCGAACCAGCAACGGTTCCGCCAGGTTTAAACGTGTCACCGCTGATATATCCATAATTAAAACTCGCTTCTTTGATGTCGCTAGATGTATAGGTGCCTGCACGAATAGCAAACACCCTATCTTTAGCTAACATAGCTTGGTTAAATGTTACCGTACCAACCACCCTACCTCTCTATTAAACTAAATTTTAAACCGCTCCAGGGTTTAAATTTTTCAGTAAATGAATACGCAGGCGCTGTCCTATCGCCGACATAAAACGTTTTGGACGTCTGCCCAAGTATAGGGTCTGGGTAAGAGACTTCAAAAAATACAGGCTGAACAGCATTCTGTATCTGAGCCATCTCAGCCTGTGTCAACATCCCCCAATCACATTCTAATTTGCGCTTGGTTGTAATCCTGTCCCTAACCATATCACCATTAGCATTGCGCCCTGTTTCTCCATCCACGTCATTGACAGATACCTGAAACGATTTAGGAGGTACAACTGTAACTCCATTGATAATCAATTGACTCATTTTTCCCTCCTAAACATTTAATAACAGCTCGCCAGCTTGCTCTTGTGCTTTGTTAATTTCATCAATCGCAAAGCGTCCAAACTCTCTACTGCCAATCATGATAACGATGTCACCATTTGGCAATCCAGACGATTGTGGTAAGCCGCCACCTAAGGCGTTAACAACTGCACCGCCGACCACACGCCCCATTGTTTGCAGGAAGCCTGTATTTTCCAATGGCATAACCACTTCTTTACCCGCTTCACCAATCATGGCAACGGTTGGGCTATCCACAATACCACCACGAGCAAGACGTGGAAGATTAACATAACCAATGCTGCCGAGGCTAACGCCTGGAATATTATTGATTAAACCAATAACACCGTTAATCATACCGATAAAGCCATTTACAGCGTTCTCAATAGTGGCAAACACGCCATTCATAGCATAGCGGAAGGCTCCTGAAACAGCAGTAGCTACCGCACCACCGATGTTGCTAAACCAACTGACGATGTTATCATAAATGCCGCGGAAAAATCCTGCAACGTTGCTGAAAGCATTTGTAATGCCATTCCATGCCTCAGAAAATTTCTGCCCAAACCATCTACCTACGTTGGAAAATGTATTCTCAACATCTTTCCAGCGGTCACCAAACCATTTACCTAAACCTTGGAATATGCGGACAATAGCATCCCATCCAGCCTGTAATATTGCAACAATGGTATTCCAAACACCTTTTAAGAATGATAGAATGGCGTTCCAAACGAACATAAAGATTGAAGATGCAAGTTCCCAAATACCTTTAAAAAACTGTACAGTCCCGTTCCACGTTTTCTCCCAATCGCCTGTGAAAACACCGACCAGATACTCGATGATACCACCTAGGATTTTCAAAACAGCTCCCAAAACATCGAAAACCACAGTCCAGGCTTGGACAAACCAGTCAGCTAATGTCTGGAATGTCGGGACAAGGACAGGCAAAATGTTCGCAGCTATCCAATCAAATAGCGGTACCAGAATGGTATCCCAAAGTAGCTTTAAGACGTCCGTAATTTGTCCGTATGCGGATAGAAAACTATCGATAAACGGTTGAATATGATTGTCGAATAAATCAGCAAACTTTTTCCCGATATCATCCAACACTGGTTGAACATCATTGTTCCAGCTATCTAGCAAAGTTCCAAATATAGAACTTAAACCTTCATTGAACGAATCGTAGAATGGTTTTACATGCTCATCGTAAGTTGTGCTCAACCCCTCAAACGCATTCTTGAATAGGTTTTTGATAGATTCGAAAGTAGGCTCAAGGGTAGAGAGCAAGCCGTTTAAAGCGGTAGTTATTTTATCTTGGTTATCAACTAGCGATTGTTCTATACCGCTTAGTATATCGCGACCTAATTTTGAACCAACTTCAACAATCCCCATTGTCCCATAGGTTATCGCTGAAAGAATATCTGCACCGATATTTGTCGCAGCTGCACTTGTAAAAACGTCATAAAACGTTTGACCGAGCATTTGAGCGATATTTCCAATGCTTGCGACTGCATCGCCTGCTATATCGAACTGACGTATCAGCCAACCTTTTATATCCAATTTGGTGTCGTTTAGTGATTTATTTAAGCTTTCGGCGATAAATACCGCAATTCCCATGATGATGTTGGCTAGAGCACCAGTGATTTGACCTAAAGCAAAAGCTAGCTTCTCTCCAAACCTTGCGGCTGCTTGTAAAACAGTTCCGTCTGCAAAAATATCTTTCAGCGATTGCCAGATACCTGCTAGAGCAGTTTTAAAGCGGTCAAGACTATCAGCTCTGAACGACATATTAAAGCCATCTTTAAACAGGTCTTTTAATTTTGAGAGGTAATCAAAAAGAGGTTGTAGAGTCTTATCCCATCCGTCAAATATGGACTTAAACTGGTTGTCCATATCAGTCAATTCTATTTCTGGCAAGATGTCGGCTCCGCTTCCTGAGCCTCCGCCTTTACTACCCTTGCCTCCGCCTCCAGAACCACCGCCTGAACCCGCTCCACCTGCTCCGTCATCTTTATTTAGATTGAGGGTCGTGATTTCATCAAAACCAGCTAATCCCATCAGCTCTTTTGCTGCTTTCTTGGCTGATTTAGCAGTGTCATCTAGATTACCTGCGGTGCCTCCAGAAGCATCATCGACACCACCCATTGCATCACCCAAATCACCAACTGCGTCGTTGGCTTTTTGCGCTCCTTGGGCGACATTGCCCAAAGCACTGCCGTTTTTCACCTTAGCCTTTTTGTTGAACATCAAACCAATAAACTCAGCGAGCTTGGCAGTGATGTTTTTTAGAACCATGGCAAAGGAATTAAGTACAGGCATCATGGCGTTGATAATCGGCAACATGGCATTACCGATATTTAGTGCTGCATCGCTTAACAGCGACTTGAACATGCTAATACGACCGTTTACAGACTGTTGTAAGGTATTTCCGTACTTGGCTGTTGCTTGCTCCAAAATCGCCATCAAGCGGATTTGTTGCTGGGTGTTGTAGTCTAATTGTTGCCAAGATTGCCCATTCGCAAAACGCTTAAATGCATTTGTGGACTCAATCATAGCAACATTGACATTTATTCCGAGGTCTTCGATAGCTTCGGTATTCCCCAACAAGCCCGAACGAATACGCTCCATAACATCGGTCATGGTCCGTCCGCTACCTTGCGCAATCACAGCGGATGTCTGTAACATCTTACCTGTATAAGCGCTCAATTTGTTAGAATCCTTGATAAAGTTGGAAAACAGGTTGGAATAGACCGCTCCATACTTAGTAGCTTCACCTACGCTCATGTTCATAGCGTTGGCATTGTTATCAATCCATTTTAAAAATGCTTGGGAACTTTCGCCCATCTGTCGTTTGATTTGATTGACCGAAGCACTGACTTCAAGAGCCATCTGGGTAGAATACATGCCCAACTGAACCATTTTTTGCCCTAGATAAGCCAAAGCAGCAATTTTCCCTAAACCAGCCAATGCCGAAGCGATACCGTTCGCCTGCTTAGTAACGCCTGCTCTCAAGCCTTTTGTACTGTTTTCAATCTTGTTTTGAGTCTGTTTCATTTGAGATTCTAACTGCTTCATCTTCTTCTGAAACGGTGCTATCTCACCTTCAACAATAACTCTCAACTCTTCTAACGTAACAGCCATCGTTCCCTCCTTTCCTTCTTATTCGGAAGTTGTGAATCTCCCTCTCATTCTTTCTGCGTATGCCCTCATCCGCTCTTGATGGATTTTTAAATCCCTCTCAATACGAGCTTGTTCAATCTGAACCCTATCCTCTTCAAATAAAGTAGGATAGAACTCCCAAATGTCTGGTGCCTCACCTTTTTCCTGAAACATCAGAGAAACAAAGCGAGCTATCATCTGTGATTGAATAAAGTGATGAGAAGCTATTTCCTTCTGCTTCTGGAATTGTTGCCTGTTGTAACTCTCGACCAACTCTTTCAATTCCAAAAGAGTGTATTCCCAAAAAGAAAACGGGTCTATCCCTGCATCTAATGCCGTTGGATAAAACCCGTTAATCAATTCTGCGACCGAACAAGGACCAGAACCTACTCGACTGCTGTCAACGTCGATTCTTCCTTCTCCTTGTTCCGAGGAATAAAACCCGATACTTCGAACAATGGTACGATGATGTCAGTCATCAATTCAGTTTGTCCATAGCCTTCATCGATGTAATCATCGAACAAGTCATAGACATCATCCAATTTGATACCATGATGGAACTTCTGCAAAGCACCTTGAACAACCAACAACATGACCTTCAAAGGCGGTAGATTGAACTGTTCGCCTGGTTTGGGCATAAAGATTTTGAGCAAATTAACGCCCAATTTTTCTTCAACTTCACAGGCTTGGCGAGTGCTAAGACGCAATTTATAGTCTGTTCCCTTGACGGTCCAAGTGATATATGGTTTACGTGTTGACATTTATACCTCCTTAAAGTACGGTTGGGTCCGTGAATTCCAAATCTGACTGCAGAGCCAATTTCAATGTAAACTCGATAGCAGAGTTGACACCGCCACCGCCTAGCTTAACAGCAATCTGAGCTGAGAAGCGGACGGTAGTACCGTCTGGATACTCTTGCTCAAAGTGACGGATAGCTTTTGAATCAGACAACTTACGCAAAGTGCGATAGCTGGAAGTCGTTTTGGAATTCTCGTACTTGAATTTATATTCCAATTCACCAGCGTCGCCAATACCAAATTCATACTGCTTAATGGTATCCGCAAGGGTCGTATTCTCAACTTTCTCAGGGTCAATACCAAGTTCCGGAACTTCTTTCAAACCCTCGATAACTGTATAGCCAGACCCTTGGGTCTCGCTCATTTTCAATTTAATTCCGTTTGCTAACATGTTTTATCCTTCCATTCTGTATTGGTAAACGATTCGGGAATTTAGATCTAAAATCCCTTCAAATCGCATAACTTTGTGTCGTAAGTGCGTTGGGTCGGGTGTATCCACGCTGGATGTACGTTTTAGCCCGAGAGATGCAAAAATTGCATCAATCGCTACTGCTAATTCTGACGTGCTATCATTGTGGAAAATATCGACCTTGTAGCGCAAATAGGACATCTGTTCTGTATCATCTGTAATCTCGTAAGGCTTGTTTTCCTCTTCCAAGTAGATGATAACCGGGAAATTCTCCCAATCTTGCGGATAAGTATCTGTCACATTACCCGCAACTTCTTTTAATTTCTTGTAAATAATAGGCTTAATATTTATCATTTGCTGACCTCTTCAACTAGTTTCCGTTTGACATATCTGTTAATGTTCTTCGTGACTCGCTCTTCATTATCCTTGAGGGCTGGATAAAGATAAGGTTGGGCGACTTGGCCAAACATCTTGTAAAACTCACCGAGCTTTTGGAAACGATAAGGACCCACATCAATCTGGGACTCATGGACATACCAAGGTGTACTATGATAAGACACGCTGACATTTGGAGAAATACCTGCGTGGTTTGCAGCACCTTTTGGACCAGTACCAAATTCAACAAATCCGCCATGGTCTGATGTGCTAACCACTTCAGCTCTCGGATTCCCAGACTTAGACATCCGAACTTTAATACCTGCTCGCAAATCACCATTGTTTGCAGGGGCTCGTAACTTAGCATCTGCTTGGACAACATTCTTGGCAGCGTTGTGGACAGCTTTTGCCATGATTTCGGTCTGTTGCTGTCCTGATAATCGTTTGAGTTTTGCAATTAGCCTGTCAGCACCTATCAATCGCGACATTGTTCCAACTCCAAGACTTGATGGTTTGTATATCGTTTTATAGATATGACTTTATGGGTTACTTTATCGCTATTGATGCAAAAGCCATCACCTTCATCTATAAGAGTCTCACGGTCTACCAAGCAATTCAAAATATATGCCAATCTCTGACCGTATATCTCGGCTTGTAAACGACCACTAGCAGGCCATATCTCAGCCCGTATCTCAGTAGCAACATCGCTATAAGTAGCTTTCTTGATACCCTCATCGCTCGTTACAACAACAGTTTTACGGATCAGATACGGCTTCAGTCGGTTTCGCTTCAAACGCACGACCTGCCACCCTTGCGAGTCTATGACTGCGGATACCATTCAAAATAGTATCGGATAGCCCGTCTTTATAAGACACAGACACGCCCCCTTCACTTCGTGATGTTTCGCCCTCGCTACCTTGGCGATTGAACAGCTCAAGTGCTACTTCCAATTGCATCCCTTCAAGCGCTGGCGTAAGCTGACTTCGATTCGTCTCAGTCAAAATGATATTTTTAGCCCTCAAAAGCAAAGACGAGAGGATTTTATCATCACTCTCGCCTGTCAAAGTTTTTAATTCTTCTAGCATATCCGCCCCCTATTTTGCAGGAGCTTCTGCTCCTTTGGTCTTGATTTCTTCAATGTAATCAGCCAAATTCACATCTTGCGATTTAGCGTTTTTCTTCATCTGCTCATGACGTTCCTTGGTCAATTCGATGATATCGTTAACACGATGCACAAAACCAAGTTCGTCATCAGTAAACTCTTTTAACACTTTAAAGCGCATTTAGGACCTCCATCAATTCATCTTTGGTCATTGTGGAATAACCTTCAACGTGTTTCTCTTTAGCCAAGGCTTTCAGCTCCTTGATTGTCAAGTCGGCTAAATTTGTGTTTTGTTTATCCTCCGAATGACGGCGCAATAACATCCCCATTACGAATTTCCTCCAAATTTCACGACTTTAGTGTCATCGTACAAGTAAACACCGTAGTATTCATCTCCTGAATAAACTGTTGTTTTTTTCAAGATGTCACGGTCACTTTCGATTTGCACGTTTCGCTTAAGGTTGATTACAAAAGCTCCATATTTTGCATCATCGTCCATATCCGTTTGGAGAGGAGATACTTTAACAAGGAACCCTTTTCCTTCTTCAACTTTGTTAGTACGGACGATTTGTACTCCTGAAACTTCGCCAAATGTGCCTGAAACAACGACATCTGCACCAATTTCAGAACCTTTTAACCATGTCTTGCCTGCATCTGCACGCAACTTGATTGCATCTTTAGGGTTGACAAGAGCAACATAGCGACAATCCTCTTCGTCTGAAAAAATTGTCAATGCTTTATCGATAGCGTCTACTGTTGTAGGTGCTTCTGCAATGTATTGTGTTGCTGTTTTTGCGACTGCAACCAAGTCGTTGTCTACCTTGTTTGCGATTGCAAGAGCGATTTGGTTTGCACCTTCGCTGTACACATCGCCATGACCTACCAAAGCAGCTTTATCGGTAATCTCAATAGCTTTACCAGCTTGTTTGATGGTCATTGTGGTTTTATCCGTTCCAAGTTGGTCGATTGGAATAGCCTGACCCTCTGTGATTTCGGTAGCATCGCCAGAATATGTCCACTTCGGAACTGTCAAAGTATCTCCTGGAACACCGACCAAGGCTGTTTCTACATATGCAAGCGGTGTAAATTTAATAAGTTTTGGCAGCTTGTAAGATACCATATCTGCCATAACTTCGGGTTTAATCATCTGTGCGGTTGTTGTCATATTTTATTATCCTCGTAACTTTCTATATAGTTCTGGGTCACGTTCAAAAAGTTCATTTCGACTTCGAACACCCATGCGATTGAATTGTTCTTTGGTGATTTCGCCAGGTTCCACTGGCGCTTTCTTCATTGGTGCGCTTCCTTTCGTCTTGTCAGCAACACCTTTTAAGACTGCTGCTTCCCAAGTCTTTTGAATAGCATCAATGGAATCACGTACACTGTCAGCGTCAGCAAGATTAACCACGTCTACTAGCTCGATTGGTAAGCCACGTTCGCTTAAAATCGTCTTAGCTTCAGCGGTTAGCTCTCGGCGTGTGATTTCTGCTTCACGGTCAGCAAGGTCCTGTTCACGCTTATCAAGCTGGTACTTCTGCTTGTCTTCGGCGTTCATCTTGGCTAATTTTTTAGCTTCTGATTCAGCTTTTTCCTGCTCTGCCTTCCATTTAGCGAATTTCTTGTCGATGATAGCATCAACATCGGCATCGGTGTACTTCTTTTCGTCTTTCGGGTCTGTTGTGACTTGTTCAGGTTCAGCTGCTACCTGTTTGTCATCTTCGACCGCTTCGACTGTTCTTGTTTCTTCGTTCATTGCGAACCTCCTATTTTTTTACAGACTATCCCTAGTCTTTATTCTATAGCTTTTACCGTCATCAATGCTTGGACATAAAGAAAACCGCATGGGATTCCATACGGTTAGATTATGTGATTAGATAAACAGAAGTCTAAAGGTTTCACGCCCTTTAGGTGTGATAAGGAGTTGAGTTCCTGCCCAACCAGTCTTTTCGTTTCGACTTTCCTTTAGTTCAAAAAGGTCTTCATACTTGCCAGCAAACGGCTGCAACTTCCCTTTCTTGTCACGATAAAGATATTTTTTATCAAGTAAGAACTGAACAAACTCTTTCTGTTTGATTTTTAATTCTTTTGCGGTTTCTCGAATGCCAGTCAAAAGATTACGGTCAACTAATTCATCGAAATACTCCGCTTTGGGTTGCATAATGGTATTTTCAACCGTCAGACGCGACTTTTCAGCCTCTAAACCATGAATAATCGCTTCTTTCTCTTTCAACTGATTACCAGCCATCAATAACAAGTCTGCCAATGCCTGTTTGTCGTGAGTAATGTTAAATGCTACTTGGTCAGTTAAATAAGCCCCATTTTTGCGAATACTTGGCAAGACTTCTGATGTCACCCAATCAGCGAATTTTTCAGCCTCTGGTTTGCGAGATTGGAAAACCAACTTGTAGAAATTGCTTTCGTTGATAAAGTTGGCTTGTTGGATACCTCCAGCTGTAAGGGTGTCGGTAGTAACGACCCCCTTTGGATTAAGTCTATTGAGCGAATCTCTTGGATTTTTAATGTCCAAAATTTTACAACAATCTTTGAGGTTGAAATAAACCTCTCCCTTGATGTCCGCTGTACGCACTTCTCCAAACTGTTCATTCTTAAAAATTTGTAGTTCCATATTCATTTCCTTTCTTCTAACAATATTTTTGTAATAATTCTTTTCTTCGCTCCATTGAAACATCCTCACGAAAAGCCATTATTTGCAAACTTGGGATGTAAAAACCTTCTCTATCCCACTCGCTACGAGAATATTCAATGATTGTCATTTTTGACATAATAAAAACTCCTTTGGGTATGACAAAGAAGCTCGTTTCTGATATAATGATTTCAGAAAGAGTTTCTTTCGGGTGATAAGGTATGACCTACGGTTTGGCGATTGCGGGTTATACCTTATTTTTTGATTTCATCATAAATCTTTTGAATACCGTCACGAATGACCTCAGATTTTTTTCTGTTGGTCTTTTTTTCTATGTATTCTAATTGTTCTACAGTCTTACTATCAACCCTAGCACGAATGACGGTATCCTTGTTGGATTTTTGATTGTCAGCCATTGTCTCACCTCCTTGTTATGTGGCTACATTTTTAATTATAGATAAATGTAGCTACATTGTCAAGAGGTTTTTGAAAAAATTTTTTTCTGCTAGGTTATATAATTAGCGCAGTCTTTCCTGCTGTCAAGATGAGTGACCACCTCCTCACCGCTTCCAAAACGGTTTCTTAAGTTGTTTGACTTCACGCTCTAACCTTTCAAGCCGTTTTTCGTATTCTTCAAACTTGCGATTGATGGTCTGGACATTTGCGGAATCAATAACTCTCAGATTTTCCAAACGATTCTCCAAGCTATCCAGTCGAGTAACATGTCTATCCAATCTAAACATAAGCCATTCCATACAATCCCATAATTCTTTGAATGGTTTGTATTTCTTTTTAATACGCTTGTTCATAGCGATCTCCTTTCTGTTTTTCTGCAACAAAAAAGCACTTAGATTTCTCTAGGTGCTTGATTATTTAAAATATTTGAATCCAATCACAAAGCGACACTTGGATAACTAAGTTTGTCTTTGAGTTCAGAAAATAATTCTAAAACTTTGTTAGGGGTATCATCTGCGAACTTGTAATTCATGATACCATTCTTCATTTCCCCTGAAACAATCCAAGGACGCACTTGATTATAAAACATCACAGTCGCCTTACTAGGCATAGCCATTACTTCCATGATAATACCTCCTTAACTTTATTTAACAGATTTGGGTCTGTAACTTTATCCCCAAGCAAAGAATTTCTCATCAGGCAATTCTTGCTTGTCCCACATTTGCTTCACAATTCCTTTGGCTTTATTAGCAAAGTATGGATAACCAAGTTCCTTATCATAAGACGACTCAATGGCAACTGTGACTTTTCCTGTTTTTTCATCGATCTCAATCATACCTGGATCTCGATTTTCAGGAATATACCAGTAACCCTTACTATTTGAGTTAAAAATTTTAATCAATTTAAGCATTACAAATCCCCTTTCTTAATAGCCCATTCAATCCAAGCCATTTGATAATTGTAAACTTTGTTAGTTTGGTTATGAGCCTCATCGTAACTCATCCCCTTAGCCATCAAGCCAAGCTCCATTAGTTCATGGTGTAACATGATAATATCATGTTTTTGGATATTTTTACCGCCAACTTCGGTTAATCTTCTCCAGCTCTCTGCCATATCATAGTTAGGGTCAAAGCGTTTACGCCCCTCCTCTAAGTCATGCTCATTGATGAAAATATGGTCAAAAATCTTTTCTACATCAGAGACAGAAAAAGAACTATTCTTTGCAACTCGAACAACCTGCGTCTCTCTATTACGATTTCTAACTTGTTCGTAGTACATTTTGGCATGTTTTTCACGCTCTATGCCATACTCATCATTTTTGTCATTCCATGCACCGTAAACTGCACCACTATTTTTCATACCTTGATTATACAACTTTTGTGCGCTGTTTTCAACCAAATCGGTAGTTTTATCCACATACTTCTCATACCAATCTTTATACGTCATATTAGCAGGCACCTGGATGCTCTTGTCATCTGCTTTGTCGATATAATCTTTTTTTAACCAATGATTGGGGTGGTCTGGGTTAGTGTCGCAAATGATACGAGCGCCAAAACCTGAACAACGCTTGCGGATTTCATCAAAGACTTCCTTGTTGGCCAGTGTCGCTTCGTTGATATAAGCTCCGTAATGTACTTTGTCAATAATCCCATACCTGCTTTAAAGCCGTACAGGTAGTCTCTGCGCCGAATTTCTTCAAATTCTTCACACATCCGCTTTTTCTCAGCCTTCCGTTGCTCCACAATGCCTACTGCCAACATCGGCAGAGCAAATACTGATACACTTGCAATAGCGTCAAAAATTGTTTCTGTCATTCTAAACTCCTAGTTGTTTTTTTATTTAAGCACTCCCCAGCGCCTTATTTCTTCATCAAGTGTTTTACTTCGTTAACATCTGCAAGACAGTACTTCTTGTACTTCCCTTGCTTGATAGACTGCAAGCCGAAGCGTTCCATTTTTTTCACTTCCTGCCACGAAATACCTTCTCGGTCCATCAATTCCTGTTGGGTAAGCCACACATCCTTGTTATGCATCTCTATCAGTTCTGAGACTTTATCAAACAAGTCATTTGCTATGGCTTCAATCATCGATTTATGATATTCTGCTATATCCATAGCTAATTTTTCCTTTCTGTGTTATAATTTAAGTGATTTTTTTAGTAAGCCACTGTTCCCGCAGTGGTTTTTTTGTTTTTCAAGCAACATCATCAGCCAAGAATTTATTGATAAAATACTGCTGACCTTTGCCAGTAACTTTTACAGTTTTGCTAATCGAGATATGACCGTCAGCATGTGTGATAGTCGTCTCTTTGATTTCAAACAGGCCTAGTTCCATAGACTTCTGCGTTGGCATATTCCAATCACTGCCCTTGCGCTTAATCAGATAGCCATTCTCACGCAACCACGCAAACAAGCGATTTGCGCCGATTTTAAAGCCGTTTTGGCTGATTAGCTTAGCTAGGTCCCCAACCAAGATAGATGAGTGACTAGCACTCACAGCATCTGCAAATAGCACCTTGGGCTTGTCCGCCTCAATCTGTGCTTCCAGCTGATGTACCTTCTTGTCAGCCAATAGCAGAGCGCGAGCCATAATCTTCTCTGGACTGTTAAAGTCCTTTTCAACTTGGATGAAGTACTGACGAACCTGCTTGCCTCGCTCAGTCCGTTGGAGCATAGCAATTTCTTTGGCCATGTCCAGCTTGATAATATGGTCAACCGCTCGACGACCTCCCGTACTTTTTTCCAAATTTGGAAGAAAGTCCTGACCTTCGACAAATCCATACTCGGTCATACGGTCAAACCAGGTTGTATAATTTGAATTGACACCCAAAGCCTCATGCAACTGCCTACCAGACACCACAGGCTCTTGATTGTCATTCACATTAACGTTGATAATTTCGTTCATAAAATTCCTTTCCAACGTGATAAAATTTGCTATAATAAAAATAAAACGATTGGAGTATAATAATGTCTAATAAAACTTGCTTTGTTGTCACTGCAATAGGTCAAGCTGGATCGCAAGAAAGAATCCACGTTGACAAAGTGTTCACTTATCTAATCGAGCCTGTTTGTTCTGAATTAAATATTCAGGTCATTAGAGTTGATAGAGAAACTACCAACGGTGATATCAACGAATCTATACTCAACCATTTGAAAAATGATGATTTAGTTATTGCTGATTTGACTGGGTACAATGCAAATGCATTTTATGAATTTGGATACCGCCAAGCACTAGGCCTTCCAGTAGTGCCAATCATCAAGCACGACCAGCGTTTGCCGTTTGATGTGATTTCAAAGCGTACTGTATTTTATGACACAGATGTTTCGACTATCGAAGATTCGAAATTAAAACTCAAAAACATGATTTTAGATTTCAAAAACTTCATAATGCCAAACAAACGTGATGACACAAAATCTGAATTAGAAATCATCATTGAAAAGCTAGACTTAATCATCGAACAAACTAAACCACAAAAAACAAGTTCATCTTCACTAACCAATTACGATGCAATTGGCAACGAAATGAATAAGGTATTAGCAAATGCCAGAGATATTCTCTCGAATCAACCTAAATTTAATTTTGATTCAACAACGAATCCACACCTGCAACATAACCTTGGAGATACCGAATAAGTACCCTATCTTCTTCCATTTCCTTTTCTCTCGTCGCTATTCGATTTTCAAGTTCGGATAGTTTTTGTTTTACCTCTTGAAGCTCCATCCCCTTCTCCTTCCTAACGCCCCTCAAACAATTCCCACGGCTCGCGAATACCAAGCTTGTCGGAAATATGTTTTTTCAAATCGTCACTTCCATGACCTTCATTAAGCAGTCAGGTAATCATAGATGATGATACACCTGCCACTTGAGCCAAGTCCGAACGATTCCATCCTTTTTGCTGCATTCGCTCCTTGACCAAATCCAGCCATTTTTGATGTTGTTGACTCAT